AAGAGGAGGAGAAGTCGATGTCCCATACGGAACCCGATCGTATCTTGACGCCGCATCCCTCGCATTGTCCCCCACGAGAGGCAAAGAACTTTGCTCGCTCTCGTAAGGTTAGGGTCCGCCGCTTCTCGGACTCGAAGGGGTTTTTCATGTGAGCACCTTGGGCATTCTTCGAACCAATCAGTATCGAATTCCATGCTGCAATCGTGGCAAAATTCAACGCTCATATTTCATTTCCTGCTTAAATCGTTGCAGATAGAGTTTCCTGAACGCTTCAACATCTTTTGGCTTGAAAATAATCAAGCAATCCTCCCACCCGTAACCTTGTCTAATTAGCTCGTACATTATGCAACTTGCTCCCGTTCTTTCAGAAGCTGGTCACAGCTTTCAATTCCAAGAACGTTACAAACCAAATCTTCGACTTCGTTCATGATCTCGCACGCTTTTTGATGTGGCATTTCATCGAATGAAACAGACAGCGGTTCTAAAACGACGGCGATGCCTTGATATATTCGCCAAAAACGATAAACCTTCTTTGCCCGCTTAACTCGGACCGGGCTTTCATACGCTCGCTTCATTAATGCTAGCTCACGTTTTGAAAGCTTTTGAACATTGACGCCAACGTGCTCAACGTGCCTATGTCCGGCTTTAACCAACAACCAAGCTCGCAGGTGTTCAACATCAAGTGGCTGAAATTCCTGAAACTGTTCAGGCCATTGATGATAGGCCGCTGAAATCATCCCGAAAAAACGCCGATGTTGCGGGTTTGATCTAGGCTTTTGATCTTTGATAACGCATCCGCACTCAGGGCAATTCATCGGTAAAATCTCTTCTTCTATTGTCTAGCGCGTCTAAGATATGTTGCGCCCATCGTAACGGCATGCCGCGAATTTCGTCGGCGTACAGATCCGGCATTTGTTTTAGTTTCTCAAAGCTATCGCAATCATGAATCTGGCCCGTCACTTCGTTATAGGTTTCTTGTCCATCCAGCTTTGTTTTGTAGTGGTTTGGATTAGGCCGACTATCGTTTTGCTCAAAGCAGTCATGTTGCAGCCAGTCGGGCAACTCAGTCGGGGTTATGTCTACAGCGCTATCGCCGGGCACCGTATCAACCGGGATGTCTTGAGCCTCTTCAGCTAAGTACATTCCCGCCAAAACGTCCGCCGCACCATCGCGCGCCGCCAGCGATCTGGCCCGCATCTGTAGCATGCGTTGAGGGTATTGCTTCCAGGGTCCGCTTTTATTCCATAGGCCAGCTTTTTCTGCATCAGCCTTTGTGAACTGCCTAACAATAACTTGGCCATCGGGCCTTGTGATAGTGCATTTGTGACCGCTTTCTGTTGGCTCTTCTGAAATCCGAAAACCTTTCGACAGCAAAAGAGCCGGGACAGCATCACCCCATATCGAAGGTCGGCCATTGATCACTGCAATTTTCTGCACTGCTTGCATAGGCGGCAAGCCAATTTCTAGACCGTGCATTATCGCAACCATGCACTGTTCGGGCGTCTTCATCCCTTGCGGTGCAAGGCCAGACTTCGAGACGTATTGAGCGAGCCTGTAAGCCTCCTCTATGTTCTCAGGAATTATCGCCGGTGATGTGCGAACGATGTCACTTTTCTTTGCATGAGCAATGGGCGTCACGTTATCCACTACGTTTCCTCCGTCTTTGTTTTGTAATCTGGCAACGTGCTGTCAGCATCAACTGACTGAAGTATTTTAAACAAGGCCATAACTTACCTCACAAGCAACGACGCGATGATGAGCGAAAACCCAACGACGAATAATATAATTCCGATAAGTTTTGCTTTGCCCATCGTTCCGATAAACTCTCTACCCATCGCTTTATTGCCTCTACTAAATACGCGGTGCCCAATAACACCAGGCCAGTCGCCGCCAAACCTAAGCCAAAGTTAAATAAAAAGATCATTCCCGCCTCCGGATGAGCAATCGATGCTCCGCATAAAACGGCTGTGCATATGGATAAACAGGCTGCCGAATAAATGCGTAATTCAGACCAAAATTCCATGCGTGCCCCGCGTTCATAGTCCCTGTCATTCCCGCCAGAATTCCAAACGCAAAACACACAAGCAGTCTCATAACGCCGCCTCTCGATATTCTTTGATTGCATTGGTGAGCGTCTTTGCCTGCTTTACGCGATGCTCGGCGAACTCATCTCGATGCAAGTAAAGCTCGGTCATATGCTCGACTGAAAAATGCATGTCGCAAAGGTTTAGAATGATCAGGTCAATAGTTGGGCTGGTGCCATAGACGAACCGCTCGCGATGCTCGGTAAACTCGCCGGTTAAGCGGTCTTTCTGATGCGTGGTAATCACGCAATGAGAAGGGACAAAATAAAGACCATCATCAGCGCAGAGGTGTGCCCAAACGTCGATCTTGCCAAGCTCTTTCTCTGTGCAGGTTGGAACTAAAAGGATCTCAAAATTTTCCGTCAACATCGCCTTGCCCTTTCGCAAAGTTTTTTAATCATCAGGTCAAATGTCGGGCTGGTGCCATAGACGAACCGCTCGCGATGCTCGGTAAACTCGCCGGTTAAGCGGTCTTTGTGATACGTGGTGATCACGCAATGAGAAGGTGTGACGTCGATCTTGCCAAACTCTTTCTCTGTGCAGGTTTGGGCTAAAAGGATCTCAAAATTTTCCGTCAACATCGCCTTGCCCTTTGCGTTGATGGACCGGCCAGGACACCTATTGAAAACCTGGCCGGCCCCGTTGAGAGCGTACTGTGAGACCCCCGCTGGAATCCCCGTTAATCCAGCCTCGCTGGTACGCGCTCAATCTCAATTCATTCGCAGGACGGGCCGGAGAAAAACCAGGAGGGTCTGGCTGATCGGGAGGTAAGAGCCCGCCCTGCGTTGGAACTACATGTATTCAAAAAAGGTGCACGTGTAAAGAGAAAAGATACAAAAAAATGCACCCCCCCAAAAAAAATACATGATCACGGGGGCGTGACAATTTCAACTGTGGAAAAGGTGCACTAGTGGCGGATTGAGAGCGTGCGAATGACGGTTGCAAAAATATCGATTGGAGTTTGACTGTTGCAAGTCACCGTCGAAAATTCGGGATTCGCAGCGATAAGATCGAAGAAACCGGGGCCGCGATCCCGGTATTCGCGCAAGATTGGCAGCTGATCTTCGCGGACGTAGGCGAGAACCAGATCACCGTCCCGCGGCTTGATTGTTTTGGACAAAGCCACCACGTCACCGGGCTTTAGTCCGGCGCGTGTGCCGTCATCCATACTGTGATCTTCAACGATGTGGCGTAGTTCATTTTCCATAAGTGGGTTAACGGGCGTGACTTCAACCGTAACCGGCTGGCCTATTTCGCTCATGCCTTCCTCATAATATGCAAATAAGTCATTGAGAGTTATTTGGTAGATAATATGAGGCTCAGCTTTAGGTGCAAGGGTTGTTCCGCCTCCACCATAGCGGTTGAAGGTGCTCCGAGGCACGTCAAGAATATTCGCCAGCTTTTGCACAAATAAATTGCGCGGCACGCGGCGGTCATTTTCCCAGGCAACAATAGCATTGCGTTTCGCTCCGATGCGGTCCGCAAGTTCTTGTTGTGTCAATTGTTTAGCAAGCCGCGCACGGCGCAGGCGTTTCCCAACTGTCGGCATCTTTACGCACCTATTCGAAGAAGTGCATGTGATTCCGTGTTCAGCCAACATCCGCAAGGGTCTTGATTTGGTGCATTTTCTAAAGTGTGTGTGTAAATAAAATTCACGCTTGCACAATGGATCTTTTAAAGATACATGGATGATCATGCAAATGAAAAAGGAAGCCTTGTTGTTTGCGCTAGGTGAGCTGCGTTCCCGTCACGGTTCGCTGCTCAACGGCGCGCGTGCGATTGGCGCAACCCGCCAGATGATCAACCACTGGAAGCGCAAAGGGCAGGTTTCACATCGCTTTGCGCTGAAGCTAGCGAATGAGACAGGCGTATCTGTCCATGAGCTTAGGCCGGATGTGTTCGGCCGGCCTGGATCGTTGGGAAACGATCTAACGAATGAGATGCATGCAGCATAGGACGGAGCCCGACAAGATCTCCCTGTGATGACTGCCGGGTTTGCCACTTGGTTAAGCGCCCATCCGTCGGGCTTCGTCCTGTGCCGCAAGCGTATTGAGTGCCCTTCAAATTGCAAGCCGGGTGAATGGATTCCCCAGATCCTGAAACCCGGTAAGGGCAAGTAGTCATCCGCGTATTTTGGAAAAAGTAAAAGCCCGCCAATGTGCGAAGTCGGCGGGCTTGAACAGATTTTGCAGGTTCTACGGTTTGCGAGGTTGAATATGCAGGACAAAACCGACAAAAACAAGGCTGGGTTTGTAAAAATCCACCGCTCTTTATTCGATAATCCGCTGTTTACGAAATACCCGGAATTCATAGGCCCTTGGGTTTGGATCATCGCCAAGGCGAGGTTCAAGGCTAATGGCATTGGGCGCGGTCAATTAGAATTATCGCGCCGTCTGTTGCATAAGCAATTTCCTTATCTAAGCCTTGCAAAATGCCAGCGATTTTTCGATCAGCTAATTGATCAGCAAATGATAAAAATCGATCCGCAACCTGGTCAAAAGGTTAGCATTGTAACCGTCTGTAATTACAAGATTTATCAGAGTTTCGACGCGCCCGCTGATCCGCAAAGTGATCCGCAAAGCCCGAAAATCGATCCGCAAAGTGATCCATCTTCTAAGAATGTTTCTAAGAATGATAAGAATGATATATCATCTAACGATGATATTTTATTCGCTTTCGATCAATTTAAAAAATTCGCCCAAAAAAACGGTATGCCAGTGCCACGAAAGCTGGAGCCAGAGCGAAAGCGAAAGATTGCTGCGCGATTGAAAACGTTTAAGCGCCAAGGCTGGATCAAAGCGTTGAGAATAGCTGAGCGATGCGACCGGATATTGGAAAACAACTGGTTCACCATCGATTGGTTGAGCCGGAACAATTCCAACATCACCAAAGTTTTGGAAGGCAATTACGAGAACAAGTTGCCAGCAAAGCCCAAAACGCCGGAAGAAATCGCCAATCAGAAGTTTATCGAAAAAATCAAGCGAGAGAGCCAGGACCAACAGCCAGTATTGCCTGCAAACGGTGGGAGTTTGTTGCAGTGAAGTACATGGAAATTGATGTTGAGTTGATTGCTTTGGGTGCTGTCATCGTCAACCACAACCAGATCGACCGGTGGAAGCTGCGAGCAACGGATTTTGCAAACCTCGTCAACCGCCATGTGTTTGAGATAGTCGAAGAACATCACCGCCGCGGAGAAAGCATAACACAGGGCATGATTGAGGCCATGGTTGATGCGGACGAAATGGCTGATGACGAGTTTACGGTCCGCCAGCAGATCCGCTTTGCAGTATCGTTCGGAATTCAGCACGCAACGCCGGGAACAGGCGAAAGACTTCGTGAAATCGCGGCAAAGCGAGCCGTCAACCAAGTCGGCTATGATCTTCGACACGGGGCGATAGGTGATCAATCTGCTGAGGCAATGCTTGAAAGCGTCAAGGGCAATCTAGAGCGGATTGTCGACCGCGCATCGGATGATGACAGCTTTGAGATGCTTGGAGATGTTGGCGCAGAGATCGTCCAGGACATCATGGACGGTGTTGTGCCTGAAGAGATATTCACGGGCTCACAGCAGCTCACTCGACGACTTGGAGGTTATCAGCTTGGAGAACTGATCATCATTGCTGGCCGCCCGTCTATGGGCAAGAGCATGGTCGCGCAGTCCCTTGGTTTGCAGATGGCAAAAAAGGGCATCGGCGTTGTAATGTTTAGCCTTGAAATGAGCGCCAAAGAGCTTGGCTATCGCTCGCTGTCGGATCTGATGTGGACTAGTCAAGAGCGCTTGTCATATCAGAATATCAGAAACCGCGACCTGAACGACAATCAAGTCGATCTGCTTGGTCAGGCTGGCGCGCATTTGCAAACGCTGCCTTTCGTTGTGGATGATCGCGCAGGCTTATCCCTGGACGAGATCGGCTTCGAGATCCGCAAGCACAAGCAGCGAATGGCTCGCACGAAAACTCCGCTTAAAGTCGTCTTTGTTGACCACATCGGGCACGTGAAACCATCAGACCGATACAAGGGAAACAAAACCAATGAGGTTGGCGAAGTTTCGGCGGGATTGCTTAAGCTTGCCAAAGATCTCGACATCACAATCGTAGGCTTGTGCCAGCTCAACAGAGGGCCAGAGAGCCGCGAAGAAAAGCGCCCGTCACTCGCTGATCTGCGCAACTCAGGTGACATTGAGCAAGACGCAAACACAGTAATGTTCGTCTATCGCGATGCCTATTACATCGAGCGCCAGAACTTCGACGATGAACGCGAAAAGAAAGCCGCGTTAGACCAACACCGAAATAAGCTTGAAATCCTCATTGCTAAGAACCGCAGAGGCTCAACCGAGACTGTCCATCTGTTCTGTGATCCCGCGTGCAACGTCATCCGAGATATTGAAAGGCCGCAAGCATGAATTCATGTTTCACCTGCAAGCACCGCAGCAAAGACCTCAAAAACAATTGGGATCAGGCACCGGCCTATGAGTGCGGAAACCCCGACAGCTTTCGTCATGAACGCATGGTTCTCAAGGGCATGACTTGCCACGCATACGAGCCAAACAAGTCTTGGGCGAAAGGCAAGGCAGCATGAACAATTTGATCACAGATCATGCATTGCTCCGATACATCGAGAGAGTGCACGGCGTGGATGTGGAGAGACTGAAAGCTCAAATCCTGAACGACTTTGTCCGCAGCGCAATCAAGGGCGGGGCAAACGTGATCAAAACCAAGGAATGCACATTCATGGTTGAGCACGGAAGGATCGTAACAACCCTAACTCACGGCATGAGTGCGATCCCAAAACAGTACAAGGTGGGATCATGAAGACGTTTAAGGAAGTTCAACGCATGGCAGAGCGCCAGAATGGCCGCGTGCGAGAGGTTATCGTTGACCGGACTCCAGGCCCTCCAAAAGGCGGGGAACGCGTCCTGCTGGAGAATTACGGCGAATGCTACGTCCATTCATGCCAGCCAGCCGGCAGAGACAACTTCAAGATCACAGTGAGGCGAGCATGACGAGCATTGATTCTGATGAATTGGTGAATGCCCTGATGAAAAATGATTATTTCCGAGAGTTGGTTGCTGGTGCAATAAGTGATGCAGTAGAAGATGCTTTCCCAGGCCATACCTCAATAAAAGAGGCGATAACAAAAGGCGTGGAAAATTCGTTCCCGTTTCCGTCGGAAATATCAAACGATATTTACGGCGCGACGCTTGAGGTGATGAGGGAGCGAAAGAAATGAGCCTTAAGGGCTACGTCATTCGTGACGGCAAAGTCGTCAAAAACAAATCTCGTAAGTCAGTAAGCCGCCAAATCGCGGAGCGTAGGTCCAAGCGTCAAACAGCAGTCAGCAGAGCAAAGGCGCAATTCAATGAACTACGTACCAACCCCGGAACTGCTAAAACATAGATCCGACTATGACACGCCAAAGCAAAGCAGGGACAAAAACCGCGAAGCATTCAAGCTTAATTCGGTTGTTGATCGCCTGTTTCGCAATGGCGATATCACTCGGATTGAATTTGAAGCCGCTGAACGCTTCTATCGTGATGTCACAAGAGGGATGCACACACCGGGACTGGTTAGCGCGTACGGAGAGCGCATGGGCGGCAGCACACCTTTATCACAACTTTCGAATGCAACTATCACATCCGCTGAACGAAAGGCGTTTCACCACGAAGCTGCGTTTCTTGCCCTGCAAGCTATCAATCAGCCTGAACAGCGGAGAATGATCCATAAATGCATTGTTGAGGAAAAGAGCCTCAATGATGCAAGCTTAGAAACTTTTGGCGGATCCAGAAACGCAGCAGCAGGTGCCGGCAAGTACGCACTGATCTGTGCAATTCGGCAACTGGCGACTCACTACGACGGCAAATATGCAAAATAAGGCGAAAAGGGGATTGCAAATGCATGCAAATCACTTCAGTGCTTATGTCATCATGGACAATTTGCGGACGGGCAATGGACCAGATCAATAAGATCATAGGGCCAATGAGGCCGGCTTTGCAGATTATAGCTTATGCCGTTCTCGTGCTGGCTTTGCTTAAATACTTCAACGTCAAATTTATCGACATCAAAGGGGAATGGTGGCAACTCGCTATTCTCGCACTATCCGTTAGATCGCTATGATTTGGGAATTCATGGAAGTCTTAGCAGATCCCGAAGATTTTGCAGTGAAAGTTGAAAAAGATGGTAGCATCAGCCTTAGATCTATCTATGATCTTAAACAGGACGGGTATCACCCAAAAGGTGCTTCAAGATTTACTAAAGCGCAGCCTAACATGCTCGCAGCCTACGAAGAAACAGACAAACACCGTAGGGATGCACGATCAGGCATATCGGAAAATGATGAGGGTTTTGAAGGTCAAGTATGATGCTTCAAGTTGTAAAGGCTGACGCAGCGAGCAACACGCAGGATGCAGCGAGTTATGAGGTAGGCCATTGCAAGCCGCCGAAAGAGTATCAATTCAAGCCAGGACAATCAGGCAACCCTAGCGGAAAATCAAAAAAGCCTAAGCAGCTTGCCGACAAAATCCAAAAACAAGCGGATAAGCTAGTCGATACATTGGTTAGGCTAGCAACATCAGAAGAAACACCAGACAACGTGAAAATCCAAGCAATCAACACATTGCTAGATCGTGGTTTTGGAAAAGCGCCACAAACACTAGACGTCAATCAGCGCCATTCACTGAGCGATGAGCTAGAACAGCACATCAGGCAGCTCAATGGACTGCCGCCAACAATCGACGTGACGCCAGATGAATAAGATACCGAACGAAGTGCGCAACATGGTCCGCTTGCGGTTGGCGTCAACGAAGCTGCATGGAGTCCTATCCCAGCTGATTGCTCGTGTTAAAAACAACGCCACTGCAACAGACAGCCACATTACAGACGATCTAGTGACTGCAATGATCGAGGTAGAAATGATCCGAGAGGCAATTGACGATCTCTACGGGCCGCCTCCAGCAGAAGACGAATGAACAACCATTTACGTGCGCGGCTACCTAATAACTTAAGTATATTACTTTTAGCACGCCACGCACGCGCGCGAGTATCATGTCACCAAACGACCTGATAAAGCGCTGGAAAGAAAATCCTTACTATTTCGTAATAGAGGCATTCAAAGTTGAGCCGCACCCCTGGCAAGCAAGAGCATTGCAAGCCATTGCAGACGGAAATAGACACCTGGCCATCCGATCGGGGCATGGTGTTGGTAAGACAACTTTTGAATCATGGGTTATTCTTTGGTTTCTTCTCTTCAGACGACCATGCAAAATACCAGTCACGGCTAACAGCCAAGACCAGCTCCGAGACGTTGTCTGGTCAGAAATCCGCAACTGGCACGCAAGGCTTCCAAAGTTCCTGCAAGACGCGGTCGAAGTCTCAGTTGAGCGTGTTTTTATCAAGTCCGATCCCGAAAGCGCATTCGCAGTTGCTCGAACTGCACGACCGGAGAAGCCGGAAGCGCTTCAAGGCTTCCATAGCCCCAACCTTTTATTCATAATCGAAGAAGCATCAGGCATTGATGATATCATCTTTGAGACCGCAGGCGGTGCGCTCACTGGCGAAAATGCTATGTCCATCATGTGTGGCAACCCCACGCGGACAAGTGGCCGTTTTTTCAATGCCTTCCACTCTAATCGAGATCAATTTAGCTGCCACGCCGTCAACTGCCTCAACCCCAATGACGTTAGTCCAACGGTCAGCCACGAAAATCATAAAGCGTATGCCGAGCAAGTCGCACGTGAATACGGTGAAGACTCCAACGTTTATCGAATACGCGTCCTTGGGGAATTCCCGACATCAGAAGATAACGCAGTCATCAATCTAGGTTTGATCGAGGCTGCGCAGCGCAGAGAAGTGGTTCAGGATGATTATTCACCTGTTTGGGGCCTGGATGTTGCCCGCTTTGGTGATGACGCTACAGCGCTCGCTAAGCGCCGTGGAAACTCTATGCTAGAGCCAACCAAGGAATGGCGTAAAGCCGATACAATGGAGACTGTTGGTATTGTCGCCCGTGAATACCATGACACACCAATCAAGGATCGCCCAGCTGCAATTAACGTGGATGTCATCGGTGTGGGTTCGGGTGTTGTTGATCGCCTTGCTGAACTCGGTCTTCCCGCTCGCGGTGTTAATGTTGGTGAGCAACCTAGCTCCGATAGACAGAGATACATGCGATTACGCGACGAGCTATGGTGGAAGGGCCGAGAATGGTTCGAGAGCATGGAAGTCTCAATGTGTGGAGACGATGCGCTAGTGAGTGAGCTTGTTGTGCCAACCTACAAGATGGAAAGCACCGGCAAGATAAAGGTTGAAAGCAAGGATGATCTTAAGAAGCGCGGTGTGAAGTCACCAAACCGGGCTGACGCCTTCCTGCTTACGTTTGGTGGTGGTGATTACAACAAGTCAATGCGCAGAGCACAGCACGCATTCGGCATGGATTACGATCCGTTCCAGGTGGATGATCCACGCTACCGCGCTGCGTATGAACGCCAGTACGTTGCAGAACTGGATTATGATCCGCATGCCTGATGTGATCCTAAAGGACGTAACCCAAATCGCCCTAGACCGGATCTGTTTGAACTTACGTGAGATGGATGCAATCGAGATCTTTAACCAGCGTCCGCATGATAGCCCAATCATCCTTAGTTATGAGACGTTCCACCTGGTTAAAGAGCGTACAGCAGTGGGCCGGATAGCTTGGCAGGACGGTGTTCCTGTTCTGGTTGGTGGTCTAGCTGAACGATGGCCGAACGTTTGGGAAGTCTGGATGTTCGGGACCGATGAAAGCAAGCCTTCTATGTTCCCGATGATGCGCTGGCTACGTGAGAAAATTAAATACTACTGTTACGAGCACGGGGTTCACCGACTGGAGTGTGAAAGCCATATCAATCATACTGACGCACATGCTTTTCTCCGAGCTATGGGAGCGAGAGAAGAAGGTGAGCGTTTATCTGCTTATGGGAAAAACGGAGACGATTATCTCCGCTTTGTTTGGATACGGCGTGAAGGTGAAGACTTGCTCAATCCAGAACTAATAGAGGCGGCAGAATAATGTGTTTTGGCGGCGGCGGCGGCGGATCATCCGCACCAGCACCAACACCACCAGCTCCGGAAGCTCCACCAGCAACCGAGCCAACCAAGTTTGACTATGACGTGCAACAGCAAGACAGCGCCAAGCTGGCGCAACGTAAGAGCGCTGTTAACGTCCTATCAACGACAGATCCTAGCGAGCCGAATAACGGCTATCAGACATTCGGAGGCTAACTAATGTGCATGGGTGGCAGGAAATCTAGTCCAGCTCCGGTAACGCATAATCACTACACAGAACCGCCAG